CGATTCCAGCAGCGCAACGCCAAACAATAAGAGGGCTCGGCAGGGGACGCCCTGTCGCGCGCGACCACATGAACCCGGCATGTGTCCCTCGAATAGTCCGGGCCTATTTCAAGCAGCTCTGTGGGAGCGCGAGTACATCATCCCTGGGGGCATAGCGGCATGAAGAAGGCTTGCAAATACGAATTGCTGCCTGGCCAGTCCATTAAGGCCGGTGCTCGCAAACTGTTCCGCATCCGCGCGCTGCGCGATTTCGGAAACGTGCGCGCCGGTGATACCGGCGGGTATATAGAGAGTGAGCGGAACCTAAGCCACGACGGCAACGCGTGGGTGTACGACGACGCGCGGGTGTCCGGCAACGCGTGGGTGTACGACGACGCGCGGGTGTACGGCAACGCGTGGGTGTGCGGCAACGCGTGGGTGTACGACGACGCGCGGGTGTCCGGCGACGCGCGGGTGTACGACGACGCGCGGGTGTCCGGCAACGCGTGGGTGTCCGGCGACGCGCGGGTGTGCGGCAACGCGCGGGTGTACGGCAACGCGTGGGTGTGCGGCAACGCGTGGGTGTACGACGACGCGCGGGTGTACGGCAACGCGCGGGTGTCCGGCAACGCGTGGGTGTCCGGCGACGCGCGGGTGTGCGGCAACGCGCGGGTGTACGACGACACGTCTATATGCTACTGAGCGCGGAATCTACTGCACGCATGGATGTTTCGCGGGAACGCTAGACGAATTCGAGGCGGCAGTGCGTGAGACTCACGGTGACAGTCAGATCGCTAGGGAATACGCGCTACTGATTGAGTTTATCCGGCTGCGGCTCGGCGCGGCCCAGGCGCGAGTGAACGCAATTTTGGGAGAGCGGAGAGATGACCAGAATCGAACAACTGCTCAATGAGCTTCGTGAGCGCAAGCCTGTCTGCACATGCGGCGCCGTCGCATACCCACGAACCTGGATGGCCAAGACGCGCGAGAAAGCTGTGCAGACAGGAGTGCTGCGAGAATGCAACTGCCGTGGCGCATGCGACAACGTGTTGCTTCTGCTGCCACATGAGAGAGACGCGAGCGATGAGTGATGAGAAGAAAAGCCTGAGCTATCGAATGCAAGTCATGGCGGAGATGGCGGAGAGCCCTAACACCTGGCGCCCCATGTTCCTGCATCGAGAGAATTTGCTATCGGAAATCCGCCGGCTGCGCGCTGAGCACGCGCGGCATCTCCGCAGCCTCGCTTTTGAGGTTGCCGCGCTTGAACGCGAGCGCGATCAACTGGCCGAAGTCGGCGGCAGCGCGCTTCGTGAACTCAACAAGGCATTCAGCGCGGAGGGCCGCAGCGATGAGTGAGAGCAAGCACACGATCTACGAATCCCGATCCAGCACCCACGCCGACGACTGCTGGTCGTGGGGGCCTGGGCATTACAAGTGCGCTGTTAGGGAGATCGAGCGCCTGCGGACCGAGAATGCGCGCCTGCGGGAGGATGCGGCGCGGTATCGGTGGCTGCGGGATCGGGAAATTCCCGAGTGGCTGGACCTGTGGCACCAAAATCCGGATCGCATCGACGCCGCCATCGACGCCGCCCAGGCCCAGCCCAAGCGCCGCCCGTATAACGCCAGCGGCTCACTGAGCGAGTACGGTGTTTTTCCTGAATGCGATGCCGCCCCTGCCGCCCAGGCACCGGCCGCCAATGCGGATGCGCTGCTGGATGCCCTGCGCCAAATCGCAGAGTGGCCGGACGGCGGGGAACGCTACGGCCAGGAGAAAATCAAGCGCTTCGCCCAGCACGCCATCGACGCCGCCATGCTCAAGGCGCGGGAGGGCGAGCGATGACTGACCGCTACGAACGCATCCGCGCCGCGCTGGCGATGGGGCCGACGCCGGGGCCTTGGGTGCAAGACGGCGATGGAGTGTCCGCAGCCGACGAGGACGTCGCGGTGGCAATGTGCTGCCCGTCTGACGCAGAGGTCGCATTTATCGCCGCCTGCGACCCTGACACCATCCGGGCGCTGCTGAAGGAGCGGGATGCGCTCGCCGCCAAAGTCGCCAGCTATGAGCGCGCCGACCGTGACCTGAACGAGGCGCTGAACATGGGAGACGGGAGCTACAGGCCATGAGTGAACAGCGCGTGCAGAGAACCGGAGCGATGAGTGATGCGGTTCGCACTACCGACGCGACGCTGAATGCAGAGGAAGGCAAGCCGATGACAAATCAGAAAGTCCTTCTTGCGGAAGGCGGAAGCAAACCGCGTACCGCACAGGAAATCCGTGCTCACCGCGCGCGTGAGCGCAAGAAGTTCGAGAACTGGTTTCGCCGCAAGTGGGGCGGTATCAGTCGCGACGTGATCTATCACGGCCGCGACCATTTCGAATACAAGGAATCGGCGGCGCAGACGGCCTGGGAAGTGTGGGCAAAGTTTACGGAGACGCAACTGTGAGCGACGCACTGACATCGAATTCGCTGAGTAGCCCGCAGAACCGTGATCCGCTGCTCGCGATCCTGCGCGGGCTACATGACGCCCTCGCGCAGCTGGCTGATACAACGCATTGGGCGGCCGAGCGGGCGCGCGAATCATTGGCTGAGGTCGATCGATTGCTGAGAGAACAAGAGCAGGCAGACGAGCCCGACGACGACGGGCCGTACCCGGACCGGCGGTGCACTGGGTTCTGACATGGCAATCTCCGAATCAGAAGCCCTACCACCGACTGAATCAGAGAGCCTAGCCCGTTGAGCATGAACTGGGTAACCATCAAGCGATTCTGCGAGCTGTCGGGCTATTCCGAAGACGCCGTGCGCGCCAAGATTTCCCAGGGCGTATGGCTAGAGGGTAAGGTATGGAAAAAGGCGCCCGACAATCGAACGCTGATGAGCATCCGGGGATACGAACAATGGGTAGAGGGTCTGGAGTCCGCCCCACAAGCGGCTCAAGCATACAGATCGATTTCCGCTACCAGGGCGTCCGCTGCCGGGAGAAGCTGAGGCTGGAGCCGAACCCGCGTAACCTCAAGTACGCGGCACGCCTGAAGGCCACGATTGAGCGGGAAATAGAGCTCGGCCAGTTCGACTACGCCAAGCATTTCCCGCTCAGCAAGCGGGCCAAACAGCTGGCCAGGAACCGCGGCGCGGTCCACAGCATGCGCCAGATCCTCAATGACTGGCTGGACGCCGCCGTCAAGGAGCTGGAGCCAGAGACCTACGAGGATTACGCCGCCGACGTGCGTAACGTCTGGATCCCGCGGTATGGGGATTGGATGGTCGATCAGTTCACCCTGGCCGTCGCCGAGCAGTGGGTCTCCGAGCAGGATCAGAGCCGCAAGCGGATCCTCAACATGCTGACTCCGTTGCGCCAGGCCATTCGAAAGGCGGTCAAGGACAAGATCCTGACGGCGGATCCGCTGGCCGGGCTGAAGGTTATCCGCCCGGATACCGCGGGCGAGGACGACGAGATCGACCCGTTCTCCCCTGCCGAGTTCGCCGCGGTCGTGACGAAACTGGAGCCGGAAACGGCGAACGCAATGACATTCTGGGTATGGACCGGTCTGCGCGAGGGTGAACTTCGCGCGCTCACCTGGCCAGATGTCGACCTTGAGCGCGGATCGATTCGCATCACCAAGGCCGCGCGAGGGAAGCGCACGAAGGCTCCGAAGACCAAGCAGGGCCGGCGCACTGTGCGGCTCCTACAGCCCGCCGTAGACGCGCTAAAGCGGCAGCAGGCACATACCCGCCTGATGGGCGGCAGCGTCTTCCTGAACCCGTCGTGGCGCCCTCGAGAGGGATCCCGCTGGGCCGTGCCGAAGCCGGGCCCATGGACTGAGAAGTCCATGCGCAACGCCTGGCAGGCTGCGTGCAAAGCTGCCGAGGTTCGCTATCGGCCACCGAAGCAACTCCGGCACACGTTCGCCAGTTGGACGCTGTCAGCCGGCGAGTCGGTCATGTGGGTGTCGAAGATGATGGGCCATGCGAACTCGTCCATCACTCAGAAGGTCTACGCGCGATTCATCCCGGATGCTTTCCCGGACGCCGGATCCAGAACATTGGCGGCGATCAAGAGCGCGTCGTGATGGGCACGATTGGGGCGCGCTCGAATTTCAACCCGATCTAACCAATTGAACGGACAATGAATAATTTCATCGGCCCAGGGTTCGATTCCCGCCGCCTCCACCATTCATTTTCCATGCCACCGCAATCAAAACAACAACTTACGAGTTTGCGGCCGCAGCATAATCTGTATGGATGTGTATAGATATGTGCCAGCTTGGGCACGATTTGGGCACGCTCTTCTGAACATCGGTGAGTGAGGCGCTGATTGCCCTTTCCCCGTAGTTGACACCGTGCCTAGTCACGTGCATACTACCCCCCATGGTCGGACAGCGACCGACACCCACCGGCGGTGAGTAGCCGGGAGAAGGAGAGACGAAAATGGCTGCTATCTATACGATCAACGGGAACGAACTCTGCGCCGGCCTCCAGGGCTGCAATACGTGCGATGAGGCGCTCCAGGCTGCTGAGCGGTACGCCGACGCTCTCGGGACCGACGTGCATCTCATCGACGACGACGGCGAGTGGATCGTGCATCCAGCCGTCAACGGCAAGCGCGAGCCTGCTGACGCATACGGTGAGTAGATCGGGTTAATCCGCCTCCGCGCGCCCTGGCGACGGGCGCGCGGCCTCAGACAGGAGAGCAAACAATGAGAATCGTAGAACTGATATACCCAGTTGGACCGTGGTTAACGCGCCCGGTCACAGCGATAGTCCAGTGCGCTCCGGAGGAGGCGGAGAGGCTCCCCGGGGTTCAATGGCACGGGATTGTCGGCGCGGAGTACCACGCGCATCTGGAAGGCCACGACCCGGAAACGGCCAACGCCATCATGGCGTTGGCATAAGTTAGGGGAGTAGGCCAATGCCATCGCCTCAATTCCGCCGCCGCGCGCCGGGTCGCTCTGACCCGGTGACGCGCGAGGAGCTGCAGCGGCGCGCCGACAACTGGTCGATGATGTGCTCGCGACTCGACGACTACGCGATCGCTGGCGACCAGCGCGGCGTCAAGCGCACGCTGAATCGGCTGTATCACTCGATTAAACAGGTACGAGAGCGGCATGCGATCGACCAGTAACACGGATCGCACCGCCGTCAACCGCAAGCGGCGGCAGCGTCAGCGTCTGCGCGAGGCCGGATTCATGCCGATGGAGATATGGGTCAGGCCGGAGCATCGAGAGCAGGTCAAGCGTTACTTGGCCAAACTGATGCAGACCACGTCCTGACCTGCTACTCTCGAGCCTTGTTCCGCCAGGCCAGCCAGCCGCCGATCCGCACTCCAAACCAATACACGAAGCGCCCCACTGCCCCCATGTCTTCGGCAGCGAGCGCGCGGCGGAATATCTCATCAGCTGCGGCACGGGGCAGAGATTGGGTCTGGTATAGATAGTCATGCAGCACGGCCGGCCGTCGTGAGTTGCCATTCTGATTCAGGATCCCTCTGAGCGGCCTGGGGATGCTGGCGAGGTCCGTCACAAATCCAGCCGGCACTACGATGCGCTCGGTGTCCGAGTGCCAGATCAGATCCTTGATCAGCAGCCAGTGCCCGGGCCGGCTGGCCTCAAGCTGCAGCGGGGTCGTAAACATAGAACTTCGCCGCTTGCTCGACCCATGCCAACACCGCGTTGACGGTTGCCCGCTTCTCCGGCGAGATGACGCCCGCCCCGATCCGCGTGTCGAGCTCGGCTGCGACCACGTCCACCAGCGCGGCCGCAAGCAGCTTGTCGCTCGGTTCGAGATCCGCGCCGTTGATGCGCGCCATCATTGCAGCGTGCAGATCGGCGATTGTCACGCCGTCCATGTCGAGCCAGACACGGGCATGGGCTGCGGCCTTGACGATGCGAGCAGCCTTCGCCGCGCGGTCATCGCCGGCTTCGATGAATTTCATGGTGGCGACCTGTACCACCAGCTTTTCGGTCGCGCTCCCTGATCCCAGGGTTGCACAGCCCGTCAGCGCAACAGCCATCACGATTGCAAGAATCAGTTTCTTCACGCCCATACTCCAGTCCTCATGATTTCCGCCATGCGCTCACATCGATCGCGAGTTTGTTTGTGCCAGCCGCTATCGATCATCTGGCGTGCAGCCTCGTCGAAGTCTCGGATCTTGATTGCCGCGACCATCTTCTTGAAATTCGCGACGCCGTTGACGCCCAACTGAAACGCCATGCAAACGATGACTTGCTGGCGAACAGCATCAAGCGAATCCCACCACTCGAACCGCGTCTCGCACTGAGCGACGATGCGGCGAATGTCATTGCGCAGAAGGTATCGCGATTCCTCCTGCGTGATACCGCCGCCGCGGCGCTTGTCGATGAGCCTTCCGACACCAATGGTCAGGTAACCAAGATGATCTTCGTAAGCGTGCAGTACCTCGCCTTCGTCGGCGACCAGTCGCTCAATCAGCTGCGTCTCGCTAATCATGCTTGTGGCAGTGGCCGAAGATGCAGATCGCCACGAACCAGACCGCGAAAGTAAAGATCTCAGCCACGAATGTACTTCCAGACAATCGCCAGCACGCGCACGGCGTCCAGTAGCGAGCAACGCACTGAGCTGCGATCAGCAATCGCATGCAGCGCGCACCGATCATCGACCGTGACAGGATCTGATTCCGCGATTCGATTGATGATGATTCGACCACCGCCACCGCCTGACATGGCTCACTTCCTCCGCTTGCTCGAAAAACTGTCTTTCGGGTCTATCACGCCGGACGCCATCAGCTTTCCGTCCAGCTCCAGCACGTAGTACTCCAGCATCCGGGCCTCTCG